CTTCTTCTGGAGTCATCATCATATGATATCCTATACATTCATATGTGTCGTCGATATGCATAACGTACTTATGTCTCCCATCATAAATCATTGGTCTAGCCCAGTTATTAAATTTATCATCATTCGTAAATATAGCTCCTCCTCGACCTATTTTAAGAGTTTTTCGGTGATGAAAGCTTACGCAAAAATAAGTATCTTCTATATACATCGATTTTTTAAATCTTGTTGCAGCATCGACAATTGGAGTATTTCCTAGAAAATAATATCCGCTCCAGTTTAAGTCGGTAAATCTAATTTTATTGCCTGCATGGATACATTGCATTGGCGTGCTAGCGTAAGTATTTTTTGGAATCTCTATAATTTTATTGGTTATATTTAGATATTTTAAACATAGGAAAAGAGCATTACTACAACTATCAGTGCATATTGCATATTTTGATCCTGCATACTTTGCTAATTTATTTTCAAATATTGTTACTGCGTCCCAAGGGTCATTAATAGTATAGCCTTTATTTATGAGTTGGGATATCATAGGGTTCCCCTTGTTCTTTATCATACCAATATAAGCTACGATGAGGCCGATCGTCGCTATGGTAAACAGCGTCGCTGACATAATAAAATAAACGAAATGTGTTCCGACTGATACCTTCTGGCACTTTGTCAGAAATGCTATATCCGTGAAATCCTCGTTTATGATATTTCCATATTATAACACGATTAAATTTGGGAAAAGTTGAAGTTATAGTATGAGTATTATCAAAGTCGTTAAATTTTAATGCGCCGTCATATTCTTCTTTCCAGTCTTCATTTAGGTAAAGAATTACAGATAATGCACGATGAAGTTTAAGTTGGTCGTTCCAGTTAAAGTCTGTATGCATTTTAAGCTCGTCACCTGCATAGCTTTTACTATAACCTGCTCCTGTAAGGTATGGATCTGGAATAAGTGTAGGAATTCCTGTAATTTGACAAAGCCATTCTAATCCTAATGCACTATTTAATTGGTTAACAAAGTTAAAGGCCTGCGGACAAAATTCTAGTTTTTTGCATTCTTTCATATAACTTCCGCGTCTTGTAAATTCTGTCCAGAATCTAGAATCAACTGACTCGCACTCTTGTTGAAGTTTTTTAGCTGTATCAATATTTAAAAAATTATCTAAAACAATATTAGGAATTGGAGATCCGCTCTCAAATATTTGATTAAGATGTGCAGTATTTTTAAATTTTGTACGTAATTCTATAATATCCTGCATTTTTCTTCCTTTAATTAAAATAGTTGCAACGGAAAAATTTTAGCTATAACTTTTGCACAAGATAAAGCTATTTCTTGATGCTCTAATTGTGTACCATTTGCACTACGTAGTTCAATATAATGAACCCAACTACGTATGGTTCCGTTCATATACAACTTACTTTCCATCAGCCCTTCTGGAAGGACTGCACGAGCCTGTTCTTTAGCTATACCATGCTCGATCGCCCATTCGTATGCCGATCTACTTGCCTGTATAACAGAGGCTTGGATGTTTTCCCATTTAGCTTTCAGCATTTCATCATCAGTCTCTATACTGTTTTGTCTATTTTTAGGATCCTGCAACCTAGCTTCACGATAGACAAAATTAAGATCCTTTGTTGGATCAGCATAGCGTTGGCTGAACTCTTGAAAACTGAAACTGCGATGGCGTAGTATTTGTCTAGCAATATCTCTTGTGGTAGTAATTTCTAAACAGGCTGACACCATTTCTAAAGGAGACCAGTGCTTATGCTTGATCAAATATCGAATGAGCTTTTCACTAGTTTCAGTGTTTAATTGATTACTAGGATTACTAACTCTAGCACAAAACGCCACTAGGTCTAGTGCATCTTCTATGCCAATTTGTTTCAATTCTTCTGTAGGTTCACTGGAAGAAATTAGTTTAACGTTCATAGTAGTTTTCTTCTTTTTAAAAATCTGTTAGTATTCTTAATCATATCTTTTTTGATACGTTCGGTGTCGATTTTAAAGTCTATATTATCTATTTCAGATTCGTAAGAGGCAAGCATTTCTTTTAAGCTTTTTTCTACAGATACCCAATCAGATTCGTTCCTTTTTGAACGCATATCTATTTCCCAAAGTTTACCATTTTTAAATCTTATCTGTATTCTATCTAAATATTTTAAAGGAATTACATTTAGAGTTATTTCACCGAATACTTCAGGCCAATGGTCAATTACATCTCTGGGAAATTTTTTCCCATGAATCACTTCGATCTCGTTGCCCTTTTAGTAGGAACTAATTCTTCAGCCTTTCTTCGCAATTCAGCTGCTTGTTTACTTAAACGATCTGCTTCGCTACGAAAGTGTTTTGCCTGTTCTTCAGGACTACTGGCCTCCATCGGTGTGACACTTTGACTTGTAGTTTTACTAGGGTCGTCTGCCCTGGCTGCTGGGATTTCTTTAGCAGTTGCAATTTCTTTAGTATTATCTTGTAAAGCCAGATCCTGGACACTCACTCCTCGTTGCTCAGCAATGACTTGATTGAGTTGAGCTAAATTGACCCTTGCCTGCATATTAGGAATCATATCAACTTTATCGGTAGGAGTTTTTAAAAGCAGTCCCTTGCGATGCAGAGTTGAAAGCATATTAGTTCCATCAGGAAATAAATTTCTAGCTAATACTTCTGCGAATTCATATGCACTTTGGGCAGCATTAGATTCAACTAGGTTAATAAGAGAATCGTGCTGATCTGGCTCCAGTCTTTCTGTTGGAATAGCTAGACAATTATAAGCATCATTTGGAATAGTTCTGTAGGCAATAAGACACTTTCGACCTGTGTCCACAAATCTACCTACGTGTTTTATATTTGCCATATTAAACTCCAGTAGGTGGCTTAGGAATGCTGTTTAAAAAGTTTTGTAATTTATTATAAACTGTGCCAATAGCTACCATTTCTCCAGGTCTAAATGCACCTCTTGTACTTGCAAGGTCTATAATTTGTTTAATGTTGCTTAAGTCTGTAATTGTTAAATCTGCTCCTTCTTGAGCAGGTGCTGCACCGCTTTCAGCTCCATTAACTGGTGCTTCTGCTTGTTTTGTATCTTCAATCATAATGCCTCCATAAAAGATAATTGATACAATAATTATCTATTATTAGGAAAAAGGGCAGGCAAGTTTGAAATAACTTAGCTCTTTATCCTGTTCAAATCCTACTTTGGTTATATAAGAAAATTGATTGTTGATTAATGCTATTCCTTGCCCAACATAATATCTGCTATTCATATTGGTCAATATCCAATCGGATAAGGACCTAACCAAAGAAGGATTATATTTTTCTATTACAGTATAATGGAAATGATGTGCCGGAAACTGCACCCGCCGCAGTCTCAGCACATTAAGAGGATTTACCTTTCCTGCTCTAAGACTCATTGTTTGAATTCATAATAAGCGTGAGCGCCAAACGGTGGAACAACGGTGTTATTACCGTGGATTACAAAGAAGGTATCACAATAGTTCTCGTCACCCCAGCTACCATATGGATAACCATCAGTAAACATAATGAACTTTTTTGGCTGAATATCATTTTCCTTCATATACTCCCAGTTACACATAAAGTCAGTGCCACCACCACCCATAATCTTATATTCCGTAATGTCCTCACCATACCCATCAAAGTCCTGCTCATTATAGACCTTAGTGTCAAAACACCATATTTTAATCTTGTATTCTTTGTATTCGTCCATAATACCTTTGACTTCACTTACAAAGTCTTTACTCTGTTCGTCGCCGATACTACCTGACATATCTAAACCTACACAGATATCAATAGTCTCCTCGTAGTTAGTGCCTGGAAGGATGGCGTTCATATGCCAGCCCTTACGATTTGGACGTACAAAAGTATAGTCATTCTTAATGGTGCTTTGGATTTGCTGGCGCAAAATTTCTCGCCAATTCATCTTGGGCTCAGTAAGCGCCTTAATCATACGTTGGATCTCAGCAGGGGTATTTCCCGCACCCGCTGCCTGAGCAGCCTGCATCATCTGTTCTTTGATTTCATCACGGATCTGCTTGAGCTCTTCCTTGGTATATTGCGGCCTTTTACCGTTGCCATCCTTTTCCCAATCAATATGCTCGTCCAATAATTGGCCTAGAGCTTCTAAAGACTGACAGTCTCTTTCATCATAGATCTCGTCATAGATCTGCTCAGTGCTTTTGCCATAGTGCTTGGTATCGTGAAAGATTTGAATCTTTGGCGGAACTTCACCAATCCGGTCACGAACCAAGGTGCCATTTACTGAGTAGTCTGCGGCAGCGTTCCAAATAGCTCGATCACGGCCTTCTACGCGAAGCATATGCTCATAGACGTTATGTAGGATCTCGTGTGCTACAACAAACTCTACCTGTTTAGTAGTGAGGTTCTCAAAGAACTCTCGGCTGTAAAAAAGATGGCGTCCATCTGTGGCCGCAGTCTTGCACCAATCTGTGGCATCTACAATTTTAAGACGAGTAGCCATATTGCCAAAAAATGGATGACGCAGTAGCAGTCCTACACGGGCTACAATAATCTTATCTACAATAGGATCTAAATGACTCATAATTTGCTCCTGTTTATCTAGTATATAGTATAACAGGGACCTAAGTCCCTGTCAATTGTGCCGATTACCAAACTATCGCTTGTCAGTAGCGGCCGCAATATACTTGCCATATTTGGCGTGGAAGTCATCAAAGCATTTGATTTCGTCCGGATCCAAAGGCAACTGGTATTGGGTAAGAGCAAGTTTAGTGCCCATAACTACCAACTCAGTTTCAAAATTAGACATCATAAACTCAAAGAAGTGATTGACCTGGCTATTCCAATCTTTGGCATTTTTGTCACAAGAGTCCTTAAGCTCATAGCACAGGCTCACAGTTAAGGAATACATTGCTGAGATTTCCTTAGTGTCCATTTTCTTAACCTTGCCCTTAAGGATGTCTGTAGGATTGGGCAACTTGCTGGCTACCTTGCGGTGTGCCATAAACTTAATTGCCAAACCCTCACCTACCGCACCCGCAGTCAAATCGGTAAGAGTATCTTCTGCCTCATCGTCATCAAACAAAAGTTCGCTGACAAAAGCCCAGCTACGAGGAGTAGCAAAAGCACGTGACGCTGACTTTGGATCAAAGTCGTATAGGTCTTTTTTGCTAAAAGTCAAAAAGCCAACTACGTCCTTGTGGATACGGTTATCCACAGCCCACTGGAACCAATCTTCCCAATCTACCTTCATCTCCAAATGCACGAAACGGTTAGCCAACGGAGCAGGCATACGATAAGTAACGCCCTTGTCAGTTTCACGGTTACCCGCCGCCACAATATGAACATTATCTGGCAAACGATAAGTGCCAACACGGCGATTCAAAACCAGCTGATAGGCAGCAGCCTGAACAGCAGGAGCCGCAGAGTTCATCTCATCCATAAAGAGGATGATAGTCTTGTGTTTGGCGGCCATCTCAGCATCAGGTAGCTCAATAGGAGGTGCCCAAACCATTTTGCTCTCGTTAGAGTCAAAGTAAGGGATACCTTTGATGTCAGTGGGCTCCCACAAGCTCAAACGGATGTCAATAACGTGAGCACCTAGCTCTTCACCCATTTGTTTAACAATGTCCGACTTGCCAATACCCGGGGGTCCCCACAAAAACAAAGGACGCTTGGCTTTGAACGCACGACGAAGGCTGTTCTTTGCTGACTTGGGACCTACTGTACGGCTCGAAATCTCGCTCATATATACTCCTGTTGTTAAAATGAACGTTAATAATTAGTTGCTATGTGAGTATTATATGCTATTTAGACATCTGCGTCAATGAGTTTTCTACTCATCTTCGTCAGTTTGGTTAGATTTGTTTTGTGCGTTCATTGCTTTTACTAATCCAAATTTTCGAATGTCGTCGGAAAACAACATCAGTTCAAAACTTTTCTTTTCCGAAAATACTACAATCATTTGGTTAGTAAGATAGTAGGGACTGTCCATATGGCGGTCAAAGAATATTATGGTTTGAGGACTAAGGTCAATTGGTTCGGTAAATGGTATTTCAAAACACCGTAGTTCCAATTCTTCTGTAAGAAATTTGAACCCTTCGTAGTTTAGTCTCAGTCCGCCCACTTCTTTTGAACGATGACTCTGCCACCATTTATATAGATGATGTTTGACATTGGCCTTGTCAATAGAGCGATCTTTTTGTTGGAGGAATATTTTGGTATAAGTCTCTTTTGAAATCATTTAAGAACTTTGCCCTGTGTCAATTCCACTACTTCAAAGTCTTTGCAATTGAACATTTGATTAAGTTTTTTGGCTAGATTATGTGCGTGACCTGGATTTGAAAAGCTTACCTTTTTATATTTTGGTCCAGGATAGCTAGTAAGGCTGTTTGAACTTTTAAGATTAAATGGACTGCCTTTGTAGAATACTGCCCAGATAGCATCGGCTTCTAGTACCTGCTCACTTTTATAGTTCTTTTTGTTAATATATTCAAGTAAAATTTTAGGCTTTGGTCTCGACATATGCGTTCCATTTAGTACGCATATATTTATACTAACTATAAGAGTTTAATATGCACCTTATGAGCCTTACCGTTTTTTGGAAATTCTTTTATTATTTGGAAATTAGTTTCTTGTTTTTCTGGAGTTAAAGTCTTTTTTCTTAAGTCCATAATCACAATGCTTTGTTCGTTGGTATGATTTTTAATCAATTCACTATAACTACTTAAAGGATAATGATATCCACAACTTAGCCAACTATAAACTAGGTCAAATTTTATATCATTAGGTATATCAATATTAGATGCATCTATAAATCTATATTTTAAATCTCTTTCTTTCCAGCTCTTTTCTAAATTTTCTTTAGTGTTATAAAATAGGAAATCGTTAGTTTCACCCCATTTATTACTTCTTTTACCGTTAGGGTTATTATTATTTCTATCGCCGTCAAGTAACCAAATTTCAGAATTATATTTTTTGTAAAAAAGTTCGCTAATATAAGCTAAACCGCATCCTATATCTAAAATCCGTTGCGGTGGATTAACCAAGTAGTTGTCAATATTTTTAAATAAAGATTCTTGTTTTTCTATATATAATGGGTTGGCCCATATATTTAAGTATGAATTAATATTTGCCATTATTACCTTTGATTAAAATTTCCACCATCCATTTGAACTGTTATGTTATCTGAACTAGAATTAACATTTATTCTATTTAACAGCTCTTCATAGTCTTGTACTAGCCTAGAGTTTAATTCAGCCAAACAAAATACCAATATTTTAGCTGCCTTAATATCTAATTTTATCTCACGTTGATTGCTCAGTTCGGCACTTTTTACCTGTTGTATAAATTGTTGGATAGGGATGGTATTAATCGGATTTGACATTAGACATTGCCTGTTTAAGTTCAATTTCAGTTTTAAATGGACCTCGATTTTCGTATCGTTCAATAGTGATTAGTTTAGGGCAAAAACTTTTAACCCACCCTTTATTAAATTTTATTGTATAGTATCCTGCACAATAAAGGCTTTTGCTTGCAGGACTTTTAGTAAACAAGGGAAGTTTACGCCTAACATCATAAACTGGATTATACGGGTGACAGCTAGTTGGGTACCCATACATTTCTTTTGACTCTGTATTGTTAATTTTTACATTGTCATTTACTTGGAAAAATTCTTGACCAAAGGTTTTTATTAGCTCGTCTTTTTTAAGATGAGCTTCTCCTTGTTTACTGCTAATTACATATTTGTTTCTATCTAATTTGTGTAAAAGACCGACTTTCGCTCCATCATTTTCTACAAACCAAAATTTACCGTCAACTATGGGTTTAGCTTTAATATTCATTTTAGTTCCATTAAGTCTGTGTTTAAAGATTTAGGATATTTAGCCTGAAACGGCTCAGCATATAATTGGATACTATCACTAATTTTTTTCATATCGTATAAATTACAGAATTTCAATAGTCTAATTCCAACCTGACTAATATTCTTGTCTTCTGTAGTAGCCTGTTTGATAGTATTAACTATTTCATATTTTATTTTTTCTGGTTGAGCTGCCAAATCAATTAGCATACGATTGCGTTCATAGTCATCTTTAACTCGGTGTTCTTGACCTTCATGATCAACCCATCTTTGTAGCATAAGATTATTCCAATTGTATCCTTGCTTATTTCTGTCTTCAAAAGCTTCCAATAATCCTACCTTATTTTTAGTACCTTTAGTTCTTACTCCAGGATATGCGCTAAACACATTATCTCCGCTATCACCACGCATACATTTTTCAAAAAGAATCCATTCTGGGTTTGGTGCTGCAATCTGTTCTTTAGTTTTTTTATCAATTACAGGTTTATTTTTTTTATCAAATATTCCTTTGTGTGTAGTAGTTGTTTCCATTACACCGTTGTATTGCACAACATTTGGTGCAATCAATTGATGAAAGTCGCTGTCAGTGCTGATAATGATGTGATGATCATTAGGATGTGACTGAATGAAGCCAGCGATAAGATCGTCTGCTTCTAGAACAGGATTGTGTAATACAGTACAGTTGGTTTTATCTATGATAAACTCTTTAAACTTATCAAACGTTTCCCAAAAAAGTTTATCTTCTTCTTGTTCTTTTGGAGTCATAGCATCTCGAGTTTCTTGGCGATTACGTTTGTAAGGTTTGTAAACATCTTTACGCCAGCTACGACCTTCGAGGCAAAATACTACGTGGTTGCCATTAAAATCATTCCAGGCCTTTTTGATACTGTTAAACATAATATGTAATGCCATACCAACTTTAATATCGGCATCACCACGGACTACGTGTCTGCTACGGAAAAAAGTATTAGCAGTATCTACAAGGATATAATTCATGATACTTCAGATTTGCCTTTTGAAATTGGAACTACATTAATAAATCCAGACCCTCTTGCAGGGTCTAGCCCTTCATCACTAAGCATATTTCTTACAATGTCTCTAAACCAACGATCTACTATTTCTTCTTCAGGATCACCTTCAAAGCCGTATCCAGCTTGTCTTAATTGTACAATAAAATACTCGTTCCAGTCAAGTTCAAAAAAGCCATTTCTTACATTATCTTTATTGACTTTAGTGTCCAAAACAGCTACCCAAGGTTCTTTTCTAGCAGTTGCACGTTCTTTTGGAGTAAGCTTGGCCTCTTCAGCATCTTTTACAGCCTGTTCTACTGCTAGCTCTGCGGCTTTTTTAGCTTCCTCGGCCTTTTCGATTTGAAGACGAGTTTCTTCTATAGCTCTCTCCATTTCAGTAATACCGAAAACTTTCTTCAAAATATTTTTCATTAGGTTCCCCATTCATTCTTAAATAACGGTACTTGTAGCCTATCGCTATATCTTAGTCCATATTTCATTGCAAATTCAGCTACACGACGGTTATTTAACGAATATACACTTTCAACTCCGCCTACGGGCATAATATAGACCTCACCTTCAAATCCAGCATTTCTATATTCTACTGCGGCTTTTAAAGCATCACCTAAATCTTGCTCTGTAGATACTACTAGCTTGAGATAGGTATATCCTACTTCTTCATAACCACAAACTACCTCTGGTTTGATAGCATCTTTCCAAAGCTCACCACTACCCGGTAGTTTGGCACTAACACTGAAGGTGATGATATTGGTATTAGATTCTCTATTTTCAATCCATTTTTGCAGATATTTTTTAAATGCAGGACTTAAAGGTTGAGTGCCATTAGTTTCAAAAGTAATCTCTTTTAGATCCTTCATAAAAGGATGATCTAAAAGTTTGGGATATTGTTTTTGCCAACCTAGTAGTGGTTCTCCACCAGTAATAACTAGGTGTTCTCTCGCCCATCTGTTGAATGGTAAGATTTCTTTGATACGTTCGACAATCGCTTCTGTTGTAAGTACTGGACTAAAGTCTTTGAACCTAGGATCCCAACTAGCATAAGAATCGCAACCGGTATGAACAAGTGGAAGATCTCTATAGTCTTTAAACTCTCCAATACGTACTGCAATTTCGTTTCGTTCATCGGTCTTTTCTCCTCTAGGCATTCCGAAAGAGTCGCATGTAAAATTACAACCAAACACGCGAAGGAACACACTAGGCACGCCCATATAACGCCCTTCACCCTGTATGCTATAAAACAATTCACTTATTTTTAATTTACTCATGTTTTCATAACTTCCAATGTGGCAATTTTGCTAATACGTTCGCCAAAGTCTTGTTCGTTAGTAATAATGTAGGTAGTAGTATGACTACGATCCATCTTACGATCATAATACCTAAACTCCACCACTCGACCACCAATAGCAGGGAATACCTTAAAATTTAGTACTGGCTCAGAACCAACACTTTCACTATCAGCAGTTAAAAGCATACCTTCTCTAGCAAGTTTAGGTTCATTATTATAATCATTGACCCACTTGGCTAATTTGCGTTTAAGCCATCTCATTTTTTATTCTCTATTAATGTATTATCTTGTATGTCCCAAAATCGTTCGACTGAACGACAAGCAGAATCGTGATCAACATAATGCCCTATAAATTTCTCACTTGAATTAGTAAAAGGAAATTCATCCTCTAATATTTTACTGACCCAAACAATATGATTATTAACATATTGCCAAACTGTGCCTAGAATTTTACCGTCTGATTCTCTGTAGTAATGTTTTACAGTGCTTGACTCAGCACGCCAATTATATGTCATTACTCATCCTCTCCATGGAACTCTTCACCAGTATCTATATTGGTCAATTGTAAAGGACCGTGTAGCCAATACTCTGTTTCATCATTAATCCAATCTTCACCTTCGAGACCTTCGTAATATTCTTCATTCCAAAGTTCTTGGATACGTTCCTGTTCTTCTTCATCCATATCTGGACAGCCAGTAAAATCCCAATCTACATAGCAGCCATCAATCATCTCGATAAATTCCCAAGCATAATCTTCTTGGTCAGCATTATCAGGACTCCAACCATCTGGGTTATCTAAATCTACTTCGGGTTGTTCATCGCTTTCACATTCCCAAATACCCCATCGGAACGTTTCAGTTTTTTGAAATTCGTTCTTGGCTTTACGCCAGGTTTGAATTTCGTTCGCTGATTTTTTATGATAGTTTGTTATTCGCCAAATAGCCATTATTTTTTCCGTGTGCGTTTAGGTTTATTTTCTGACATAGGTGCTGCTTCTACTAACAATGCTGCTTCCTTTACATTAGCAGCAATTTTATCCCAGTCAATATCAAATTGAACTAAAGGTCTACCTTGTATTTGTTCTAATTGACTGTCTGTTAAAGGACCATCGTCCTTGGGATATTTCTTTTTACGTGGTGGCATAGTTTTTCCTTATCGTGGAGCAAATTCTTGCTGTAGTTTAATATTGTCCATAAACTCTTTCTTAGTGCCTGCGTCATTTTTAAAAGCACCCTTTAGCACTGTGGTCTGTGTAAGACTGCTATGTGCCATAATACCTCTGTTTTCGCAGCATCCGTGAGTGGCCTGTATATAAACACCTAAATCCTGTGCTCCGGTAGCACGTTCAATTTCTCTAGCAATGTCATTGGCTAGTTCTTCCTGTAGTGTTCCTCTACGAGCACACCATTGAGCAATACGAGTATACTTACTAAGACCAATAAGTCTATTAGCCGCAATGATACCAATATAGGCAACACCACTAACGGGCTGATGATGATGGCTACATATACTGCGAAGCTCGCTACGAACAACAAGCATACCTTCATAACGGTCCGTAGTGTCATTAGGAAATGCTGTAGCATCTGGTCTAGGGTCATATCTACCTGCCATAATCTCGTTGAAATACATTTTAGCTAATCTACGAGCAGTGCCTTTCGAGTTAGGATCATTGTGCCTGTCAATTAATAGTGTATCTAATACACATTCAAATGCTTGAGTGGCTTCGTCAATAAGGATTTCTTTGTCCGCTTGTGTTACGTATTCGCTAATATTGTCGCCAGCCCAGAATCTTTTCTGGGTAGCTTGCATACGCTCGCGAATCACTTGACTAAGTGGACGTCCTATATCTGTAAAAACAGCACCTTCATAGCCAGGATGATAAGGTGCTTGTTCAACTAGTTCTTTTGTGTATTGCATAATTACTCCTGTATACTTATTATACAGCATTATTTAGGCTCTGTCTACAGTCTTTCACTTAATAATAACTCACAAAGTGACTTATCTTTTACCGATTTAAATTTAAATAGCATATGGTCTATGCTAGGCTTATATATAAACCTATGTCCAGGAAGTCCAAATACTTCTAATACTAGAGCAACGGTTTCATTCCACCAAATAGTTCCTTGATAGTCTTGCCAATCGACTTGAACTATGTGAGTAAAATCTTCAGGATTTATTGGATTGTTCATATTCTAGTTGCTCAAGTCTTGTAATTTCGTCTTTAAAATGTAGCTTACGTCTTTTAAGTTCTTGTATGCGGAATTGGTCTCCATTTAGCATTTCTAAATTATGGATTTCATCGTCTAATACTCTGTGTGTTTCTTTTAGATGTTTAATCTTTTCTTGATAAGACATTAGTAACTCCTAGTAATTTACTGATTCTTGATACTGTTCTAACTTTTCTTTTCGATAATTGCCACGTTCTGGTATCACGTGCCTGACACCACCTCTAGGATCAGCCATATCTCCTACTCTGCGTGGAATCATATGAACGTGTGGATACATTATGGTTTGACCAGCAGCCTCCCCACAGTTTTGACCAATGTTGAATGCGTCCCATTCGCCATTTTCGACGCCATTGTAGCCGAACCTATAGGCACCCCTGTAGCATTCAAATAGCGCATCCGATGTTTGGCTGGTAGGCACAAATAGCAAATGCCCTTGGGTAACTGGATATGCATCTCTGAATACCCAGAAGTTACGGGTTCTGTATTCAATTTCTCTCCACGGTGCTGTTCCATCTTCTAATGCCCTTTCTAAGTCAGTCATACTAGATCCTTAAACATTTTTTTACGTCCTTCTTCACCTAAAGTATCTTCAAAAATTTCAGTAACACGTTGTAGCATAGCGCAGGCTATCATTAATAATTCTTGTGTGTCATCGCACATCATAATCTGTTGATCCACGGGCTGCATTAGTTCTGCCATTCTACGTTTGACTGCATCAGGATCCATCTTTTAACCTCTTCCAAGTTCGATATCGCTCAAGTTGATTTATATAAGCATCATAGGCTTTTTTCAGTTTGGGAAATTCTTTTTCCAACTCTGGGTCACGCTCAGGTATCATTAATACCCTTTCAATAGTTTCCAATCTCTCTCCCAGGACTCTACCGTTATGAACAATTTTACCTTTAACTTCTAAACTGGCTGGACTGTTATTAATTTTAAC